CAGGAGCTATTGCCCCTGCTCTAGTCATTCTTTCTCTCTGAATTATGCTCTTCAGATCATTCCATATTTGTTCAGGGTCATTACTAGTTATATAAACGTTCTCTATGATAACGTCTCCCTCTGAATAAGAAGACTGATAAATATCTCCACTGTTTTTAGACATTCCTTTTATCGCATTACCAGCTAAACTTTGTCCAGCCATCGCCGTAAATTCTGCAAGTTCAACCTTGAATCCTTCAGGGACATTGGTCAATTCTCTCATCGCTTCTGCTGCGTTTGCCGCCGCATCAGCTTGATCCCAAGTGAGATTTATAAGATTTTGTATTGCAGTATCAAAAGCGCTAATATCCATATAAGCAAGACCAGCATTAAACCAGTTAGCGACCGTAGCAAGTGCATTCCAAGCATAAGCGAATACTTTTGCAACATTCAATGCCATTATTCCTACTTGCTTAAAAGCAGGGAATAAGGATTGCAAGACTGGAATCAGAGCTTGACCGAAAATTTGCCCTGCGTAAGCGACAGGATAAAGGAGTGTCTTAAATGTTGGTCCCAAGGTTGAATTAAGGGACCTTAAGAATGCATCCATTGGTTTCAGCTGGTCATATATGTCTGTAAACACAACAAACCAGAAACTGAGAGGATCTGATAATTCAGAAAATTCCTTTAAGAACCCAAAAGCAGATTCTAATGCGCTTCCAAACTCACTAATATATGGGATTATCTCTACTGCCGCATCTATAATGTCCTCTATAAACTTACCCTGATCCGTTACTGCTTCTTTTATTGCAGATGAGATATCGTTATAAACTTTAGCTATTTTTTGAAATCCGCCGGGGAGTTTATTAAGGATATTACCCAAATTAAAAACCGTTCCGCTAGTCTGTTTTACCTTGTCATTTAAGTTATCAAGTGACAGCTTTAAGTTGAATATTGACTCTCCGGCATCGTTAATATGGTAAGCTAAGTCTAACACAGATGATGTAAAATCAGTTGTCTCTGGTTCTAAACCAACTGTACTGAAATCAATCTTAGGAGGAGTTATAAGGTTATCTGAGGGTGGATTAATATTGGATAACGTAAGCGACAATTGCTCTGCCCTTTCTCCAGTTATTTTAAGCAAATATACAAGTCCCGGGAAAGCTTGATTTGCACCATCGACGGCTACTTTAAAATCTCCCATCCCATAGACAAGTCTTTCTAACGGATCTTCAGTGTCATATATAGCTTTTAAAAAGTCTCCCTGCCCATAAGTAACCCTGTCTAGCGCTGGATACATTTGGTTTATTAGACGATAAAAATCTCCAACGCCCAAAGTATCAAGTTTAGGTTGGTCCTCTATTTGACGTATTGCAAATAAGAAATCACCTGCGCCCTGAGTTACATTTGTGATAGAAGGGTAAAGGAGCTCTGCCTGTTTATATAAATCTCCCATACCAACAGAAACGGTTTTTACTGGATCTTCACTATTACGTATTGCATCCCTAAAATCCCCGAAACCTTGCGTAATGTTCACAATTGCAGGGTATAACTTCTCTGCTGCCAAGTATAAATCCCCAAAGCCAACTGTAATCTGTTTTACTGGATCTTCAGAATCACGAATTGAATTGCGGAAATCTCCGAAACCTTTCGTTACATTAACTATTGCGGGATAAAGTTTATCAACCTCTACATATAAATCACCAAAACCAACGACAATTTGTTTAATCGGGTCTTCTGAATCACGAACTGTGTTACGGAAATCTCCAAAGCCCTGCGTTATTTTTGCTATTTCGGGATAAAGCTTATTAGCTTCTGTATACAGATCTCCGAAACCTACTACAACCATTTTTACTGGATCTTCAGAATCACGAATTGATTTTCTGAAATCCCCGAAACCTTGCGTTACGTTAATTATTTCTGGATAAAGCTTATTAGCTTCTGCATATAGATCACCAAAACCAATAGTAACATTCTTAACAGGATCTTCACTATCACGTATCGCCTTTCTGAAATCTCCGAAACCTTGTACCACATTTATTATTTCGGGATAAAGAATACTAGCTTCTATATATAAATCCCCTATACCAACTGTAATTTGCTTAACAGGATCTTCGCTATTACGAATTACATTACGAAAATCACCGAAACCTTGTGTTATGCTTGCTATTTGGGGATAAAGCTTCTCAGCTTCCACATATAAATCTCCGAAACCAGCTACAATTTGCATAATCGGGTCATCGACATCACGTATTGATTTTCGAAAATCTCCAAAACCCTGTGTTATATCTGCTACAACTGGATATAACTTCTCAGCTTCTACATATAAATCGCCAAAGCCAATGACAATACGTTTTATTGGATCCTCAGAATTTCTAACCGCATTACGAAAGTCTCCGAAGCCTTTCGTTACATTTGTAATCTCAGGATATAACTTATTCGCCTCTACATACAGGTCTCCCATACCAATAGTTAATTGCTTTATGGCATCTTCTGAATCACGAACTGCGTTACGGAAATCTCCAAAACCTTGCGTTATTTTTGCTATTTCGGGATGAAGTCTATCGGCTTCTACATACAAATCGCCAAAACCAATGGTAGTTTGTTTAACGGGATCTTCAGAATTACGTATTGCATTGCGAAAATCCCCGAAACCTTGCGTTATATTAATTATTGCGGGATAAAGTTTGTTAGCTGCTACATACAAATCTCCAAAACCTATTTTAATCTGTCTAATTGGATCTTCTGAATTACGAATTGCATTTCTGAAGTCTCCGAAGCCCTGCGTTATATTAATTATTTCGGGATAAAGTTTGTCAGCTTCTACATATAGATCACCAAAGCCAATTGTAACTTGCTTGACTGGATCTTCTGAATTACGAACAGCATTACGGAGGTCACCAAAACCTTGCGCTATATTTGCAATTTTGGGATACAACTTGTCCGCTTCTACATACAGATTGCCAAAACCAACGGTAGTTTGCTTAACGGGATCTTCAGAATTACGAATCACATTGCGGAGATCTCCAAAACCTTGTGTTACATTGGTAATTGCGGGATATAACTTGTCCGCTTCTACATACAGATTGCCAAAACCAATGACAGTTTGTTTAATTGGATCTTCGGAACTACGAATTGTGTTACGGAGATCGCCAAAACCACCTGTTACATTGGTAATTACTGGATATAACTTATTAGCTTCTGCATACAGATTACCAAAACCGGTAACGTTCTGTTTAACGGGATCTTCGGAATCACGAACTGCATTGCGAAGGTTTCCAAAACCCTGTGTTACATTTACAATTTTGGGATATAACCTATCAGCTTCTACATATAAGTCGCCAAAGCAAGCAGTAAGGTAAGCGACAGGATCGTTAGTACCAGATATTAGTTTTCCAAAATCTTCCTTTCCAAAAGTAGCTTTACTTAAATTTTGCGCTGATTCTTTTGTTTTTTTGATATTATCAATTAAATCAGGAGCTTTGTTACCTTTAAGAATAGACTCTTGAGTAGTTTCGCTCGCTTTTAGATATGATGCCTGAAAGTTTTTAGCTATCTCTTGGGCGCTACCAGCAATATCTGGAATCTCCTTGTTGGATGTGGCATAAAACTCGTTAAAGTATCTTTTTAGGTTTGGACCGTGATCTGTTGGTGAGGGGACAGGAGTTTTTATGCTCTCAGTGTTGTTAGTGTCCGACTTAAATATTTTATTCCATATAGAACTAACAGCATCCCACGCCTTCTTAACCACATTTATTGAATCGAGCCACTTTTTTATACTATTGACAATTCCATCTACAAAGTTTCTAAATTTTTCATTATGTTTATATAATTCTACCAACGCCGCTACAAGTGCACCAATCAGAACAATAATCCCTACTGGTGGTGTTGATAATACTGGGACTAATGCCGAGATGGCTGTTTTCATTGCTCCGAACGTGGGCACAATATCCTTTATTGTGCCAGGTAAAGAACCACTCACTTTAATTAAATCGGCAACTAGCTCAGACATTCTGCCGACACTTGAGAGTACAGGTCCACTTGCAGTTACAAATCCTCCAAAAGCAATTGCTATGTTCTGTATAGGAGCGGGGAGCTTGGAGAATTTATCTACTAACGCAGCGACTTTTTCTATCAGTGGAGCAACAGCTTGGAGAATACGGGAAAATGACGGAAGTAAAGATTCACCAACTTTTTGCATTAATACTTCTATTTGTTCCCTAAATTTCCCCCATTCATAACCAGTTTTATTTACTCCCTCAGCTTGTTCTCTAAACGCTTCAGTAGTCGCACCGCTCACATTATACATTTGTTTTGTCTTTTCCGTAAAAGCATCAGCCTGTGGACCAGTAAGGGCTAAAACGGCGTTTAACGCTTCTACTTGTCCAAACATATTTGACAATGATGCTGTATTTCCACCCGCCTGATCCGCTACAGCTTTGAGAGCACCCTGAAAACCTAAAGTTTGCACAATCGCTGGACCAAAACCAGATACTATATTTTCTATTTCCTTTTCGGTATTCTTTATCGCTTCCTTATACTCACTAATTTTAGCAGTATCGTGAGCCCTTTGAGCCTCTTCTAGTTTAACTGTATATGAAGATAATTCCTTTTGAGCAGCATTATATTGATTTACTAGGTCACCAGTAAGTTTACCCTGTTGTATCAATGGTTCGGCTATGTTTTTAAGTGCAGACACCATTTCAGCACTAGGATCCAAAAATGCTTGGTAGGTAGCACGTAATGCAGTAGCTACTTCACTAGTATCACCAATAACTCCAGTAAGGGTTGCCATAGCTCCCCAGAGTTCTTCCTGTTTTACTTTTAAAGATGCAGCCATTGGTATGACCTTTCCCATCGAACCAGCAAGTTCACCGAATGTAGTTACGCCTAACTTGACGGTTTCAAACGCAAGGTCAGATACTTTTTGTGCGTCTGTCAATTCGAGACCATATCCTTTAATAGTGGTAGTTAAGAGATCTACCGCTTCTTTTGTGGATGATAACCCAGCCACGGATGCTTTTGATGCGACAGTAAGTAATTCTTCGGTATGCGCAGTATCCCCGAAGGCGGAGATAACTTGATATAAAGAATTAGCCAAATCCTCTGTTGACTTGCCGGTTTCAGTCGCCAAGGATTGGACAGTCTCTTTTAATTGTTTTATTCTTTCTTCGTTTCCAGGTATAAGTGTCGCTACATTCGCCATAGCCTCATTAAATTTATTTGCCATTGTTATGGCAGCAGTAGCTATGCCAGCAAGAGGGAGTGACACTCCGACAGAAAGCTTATCACCAAGATCCTTAGCTTGTTTTCCAAAGGATTCCATATGTCCTGCAACATCTTTAAAGGAGGTGGTAGTTTTCTGTGCCTCTTCAGACATACCTGTTAACTTATCACGAGCTTCTTGTATTCCGCTAACGAATTCCTTTGCTTCTAAAACAAGTCTTGTTACAATTGACCCTACTTCCATTTAATACATACCACCTCCTCTAAAACTTGGTTTTGGCCCTGAACGCCTCTTGCTGGCCCTCTCTTCTTCTTTTGCCTTTATTTCCAGATATTTCATCCATTCGCTCAATTCATATGAAGAGATTTTCCCGAGCAATTCAGCTACGGTCATTCCGAGTTTTTCGGCGAGCATAAAATAAAAGAATCGCTCGGGATTATTTCTTAGTTTTTTTCTATCGTCTCTTCTGACTTCTTAGACAATCCAGACATTTCTGCAATAACATTATAAAGAGTGTCTAACGCTATAGAAGATTTCTCCATAAGCTGATCTCTGTCCGATTCCTCAAACAGCTTTTCCTTAGTTTCTGGATCATAACACGCAGCTATAATTGCTTCAGAATGCATCTTCTCAAAATTAATGTTTCCTTTAGCATCTACTGCGTTTTGCATAATCTTGTCTCTCTGTCTACCATTCAGTTCTCTTACTAATATCTTTACCCCCCATTTGGGGACATCAACTATTTGTTCCTGAATATCCTCAATGTTTAAAATCTTTTCTCTGAGACTCATCTTTCCTCCTTGCACAACTTTTAAATTTGTTTTTTTATCCATAATAGACGTTACCATCCACAATAAAATCTAGCGGTTCTTCTACCAATCCGTCAGCCGCAGCTTTGACAGCATCTTTTGTAAAATATCCGTAGAATTGATATTTTTTAGAACTATCAGTCTGTAATTCAAACCCCATTAAACTACCCATTTGCGATAGAAAAGATCCGTCATTCCAAAAGTGCGTTATACTACCAGAAGACCCCATCCTAGTTACCACAAAAGACTTCCACTGTGAACCAAAAGTAGTAGCATCTTCTGTGTCACTGTCAATGTCAAGTGTCCATTCCTTACCATCTCCAATCTGCGACACCGGTATATAATATCCCGAAACGGTTATTGTATCTGTCGGGGCATTAGCAGTAGAAAACACAACCTTTCCTCCTGGATATTGAATCGTAAAGCCAGACGAAATTACGCTTCCGTTTTTCTTTACCGTAACAGCATAAGCTCTACTCCAAAACCTCTTTGCCGAGTTTGTGATGGTATATGTTTTATTATCACCAGCATTTGTCATTGCCTCGTCAGTAAAAGAGACGGGAGTTCCACTTGCTAAATATACATTTGCTCCATATCCTGCATAAACGGCCATATTAAATCACCACCTTAAGTGGCACTATAAGTCAATGCGCCAGTACCCTGGAAATCAAAACTTACTTCTACCACACCCTCTACAGATGCTTTTGGAGAGATTTTTGTTATTAATGCCGTCCCACTATAGTTTTTAGTTCCATCGACATAAAGCTTTAGTGTTACTGTTGTTCCACCAAGCAATGCATCCTGCATAGCCTTCTGCCCTTGAGTGTCGGTCATATCCCACCTTCCACTGCAGGAACCAGACCACTCTTTAAGTGTTCCAATGAACTCTTTCCACTGATCACCAAAAGACTCGGCCCCCTCTGTATTCAATGTAACATCCAAACTCCACTCTCCAATCTCAGCAACAGTTGTGGTTCCAACTTTTACGGCTCCACCATATCCTACATACACTGCCATCCTTAAATCACCCTCCTATCGAAATGTTGAAAATAAAAGATTAATACTAATCTCATCTCTGTCTTTCTCGTCTCTTCCTATCGGTATCGGCAAAGATTCTGCGTGGCTTTCTTTTATGTAGAAAGCTCCAAGATTATAAAGGGATTTTCTATTAAACAAATCGTAAAGCTGATATGCCTTATCAATAAGATTTTCATAATTAGTCCCACGCAAAATCAACTGAACACCAATTACATCATATTTATTAGTAGAATCGCCAGTAACTTTGACAAAATCATCAGTTACATATCCTCCCCTATCTAACACGGCTATGAGTTCGTCAGGACTGTCAGGTTCAAAACTCAAAAAGATATCTGTTCCCAGAGTTCCGTATCCTTGAGTCTGCAAATATTGCCCAACCTCTTTAATAAAGACACTCACTTTAACGATCCCCCGATAAAAGTTTTAAGGATATCTTTATATTTCTCTGCGTATTTCATTAGCGGTCTTTCAAGATACTTTCTGCCGACAGGTTCTCCGTCATACCCAGGCGCTTTAGAAGAAGTCGGACCAAGTTTGTAATATGCCTCGTGCATTCTAATGGCATATGGCGTAGAGAAGGATACGGTTACCGTTATTTTGCCTTCTTCTTCCTCTGGATCACTTACCTGCATAGAAGCACGCAAGTCTCCCGTCCTAACTGGGGCTAAATTGACTGCCGCATTACCAAGATGTCCTCCGCACTGCCACAACGCCTTCTTGGCAGAATCTATCATTTCCTTCCCAAGTTTTTCTATGTTCTCTGACACCGTTGTTACCCCTTTAATCTCTATATTTACAGCCATACTATCCTATACACCTCTTCTCCATCGAGAGACATACAAGACTCAACGCTCAGAACCATATAGTCCTTGCCATTTAAGGTTATCCTGTCATCTATATTTACTAAATCTTTTACAAAAAGCCTAGCTACAGATACTACTTGCTCTCCAGTTTTACTCCTGATAAGTCTATTCTGTTCCTCTACTCTTGCAGAAATGGTAGATTGTGACAGAGAAGGTTTTCCGTATGCATCTATACCGACAGCCCTTTTCCATATAACCCGTTGATTGAGATAGTTATCTATCATCTTATATACACACCACCAACGATGTATTTACTAAGCATTTTATAAGCCGAGAGAGAGATGGATTTATAAGTCCCGCTGTAATGTTCTGTCAGATTGCCGATAGTAATAGAATCAACACCTTCCTCCTGAAGTTGCTTTCTCTGTGAGTTCTGCAACAGAGATAATGCTTCTTCACAAGTCGCATTTTTTACTTCTTGCGGAATGTCCTGATCAGTAACTAAGACAAGACCACCATCTTTATAGACAGCATATGTTCTCGGAAAAGAAAGATTCTGTGTATCACTTGCTTTTGCACCACGAAAAGGAAGCACATCTATATTCCGTGTCGCCTGCTTAAGAGCCTTCTCTTTATCTGTATCAGTTGCACCAACCCAGGCTTCGGCGTGTAGCCTAGAATTGAAATAATTATTTGCCTCCTCAAGACTTACATAACTATCTACCCCAACGGTTATACTCATTTACCCCTCCAAGAACAAAAGGACGGGAGACTATCCCGTCCTTTGTAATATATTACTAGTCAACAAGCCTGACTGCTAGATTAGGATCTAAAGTCTTGACACCGCAGAGGATATCGAGAGAGATTATATCCTTCTTGGCGTTTATATCATAGTCATACACAGCCCTTACTGCAAGCCCATTATAATTAATAACCTCTGCATTTGCCGCACCAAGTGGAAGTGCAAGGGGCCTTGTCACAAATGCGAAGGCATTTTTGTGGAATGCAAGGTTTGCATAGTGGTTACTCACTATAGTCACGGCTTTGCTTGTAACAGACGCCTGCAACGCAGGATATATTGGAATGGTTATACTATTAGATGCGGCAGTGCAGTCAGCGGTAACAACATACTGCCCTGGTGTATCCGCTATTGTGAGGAGAGAACCCTTTTTGAGAGTTCCAGAACAAGCAGTAGCAGATGCGGTCACAGATGTGGCTCCAGCACTAGCACTTGCCACAGTCAAGGTTCCAGATGTTACCGCAAAAGTTCCGTTATTATGAGATACAACATTTTGGTCCATATACCCTTCAAGATTTAATACTTTTCCCATACTCGCATTTCTGAGAGCATCTGTAGAACCACTTTTATCTGCGTGTAGGAAAGCATCCAACACTATGTATTTAGCGTAGGTAAATGGGGACATAACAATTACTCTGGAATCCAGCGGAGCTTTCTGACTGTCCAAAAGCGCACCAACATTCGCTATGTCTGCAGTACTGACATTTGGACTAGATTTTATAACAAAACTGGGGATATCAACATACCTCTCAAGAATAAGGGCGTCAATTTTCTGTGCTATCGCACGCATTGCAGGTTGTATAAATTGTTCAGAAAAATCATTCAGGGAAAGTGTCAATTCCTTAGAAGTTACAGCAAAAGATACATCCAGATGTTTATCAAGTGTCACTGCAACGTAACCTTCTACTGCATCCTGAACATTTATACTTGTTGTAAACTCGTTAGCCTGAAAAGTAGCAGGTCTTCTAGCACTTACAGTATCTCCAACCTTTGCAAATTCATTAGAATAATCTCTATAGACCAGATTCGCCATTACTAAATTGTTCTCTAACGCCATTAACGCTTCCCTAGCAACTATACTAGGAGTAATAAGGGTATTAGCCATTTAACATCAACCTCCTGATTTCCTATATTTTATATACTCTTCCATACTCAGCTTCCCAAGTTTTTCTAGGTCAGGAGTAAGACCTACAGCACTGGCAGGATTGCTACCGGCTCCTATCTGAGACGGCTTTGGAGTTCCCAGTATTTTTTTTAACTCCTCCGCATCCTGCCTGATTTCCTCCTCATTTGTTCCAAAAATCCTCTTCGCCCAAGCCTTCGGCAGACCCATTTCGTCCAGAATTCGAATCTTCAGAAGTTCAATGCGCAACTCTTCAGCTTCTCTCTCTTTATCGAGCAAAGATCTCTCATATTCAGAGAGTTTTTGCAACATCTTTTCCTGTTCCGTCATTTCTGCTTCTTTTATCTTTTTGTATTCATCAGCTATCTTCTTGAGCTCAGAGTAATCCTTATATTTCTCCCTCTCACGCTTTAACCTCTCTTCTATAATCTTATTCAACTCTTCTTGCGTGAAAGTTTTTGTTTCTGCCACTGGCTGTGTCCCAGCAACCTCCGTGCCAGTGTTGGCGGGGGTTTCGGTATTTAAGTTTTGATTTTCTGTATTAACTTCCTCGGTCATAACTTTTTCTACACTATCCATTCATTTAGCCTCCTATCCGTTTTAACCGCTTAACGTTGCGTTACTACGCACCTGCAAGTTTTTTAATACTTTCAGGAGCTTCTTCTTTCAATTCTGCATATAGACGCAAAAGCTTTCTGGCCGCCGCACGCTTTTCCTCTAAAGGAGCACTAACTCCACCCCTAGCTCCAGCTAACGCAGCGGCTGCAGCGTGAACTGCGTTTCTATTCAAAGCACCGTTTGGTTCATAGACTGGTAACTTACACAGCGCCTTTGTTTTATCCTGCCCTGGCTCGTTTAAATCGATAAGACAGTATTTACAAAATGTCTCGGCATCCTTATAATCAGATTCTGAAACTTGACCCCACGGTTTATTTGAAATTGGCATTTTCCCTACCCTCCTCCAATATAAAAGATTCTTGATCTATCTTCCCCTACCAATTCACTATATTTCTTATGGGACGAAAAAATAAAAAATATGTCACACTTAGACAAGATATCATCCAAAGAGTAAACTTTTATGCCGTCAATCTCACCTACTCCTTCTATATCACCAATCATTACCCTGTAACCTTCTCTAAGTAACTCTTTCGCTATTGAAATAGTAAAACTTTCTCTTACTTCATTTGTATCTTGCTTATTCAATATACCCAAAAAACCAATCGTAGGCATATACTTCACACTATACGCAAACTGAGTTATATTTAGCTTTATTTGGCTTATTAGCTCACTAAGATCATAAGATTTAATACTTTTATCAGTTCTTACCCTACTCACTGAACACCTCTTCCACTAGACATTCTTATTTCTCGCTTACTGTTTCAAGCACCCAAATTTCCCCGTTCCAATTATATTTTGTCGGATGAAAAGAAAACCCTTTTTCGGAAGTATGATGTTTGAAATATATAGAAAGAGCTGATTCCTGCCTGCGTATTATCCTGGTATTCCCAGGATGCCACTGCAGATACTCACGAAGTTTCTCTATCTCCTCTTTGTCCCCAGTTTCCCATATTTCCCTAATTTCCTCCAGGGAAAGGTTTCCCGAAACCTTACTAAGAGTTTTGGGAGTTTTTGTGGGTAATTTAAGCTTTTCTGTTGCTTCTTTAACCTCTTTCTTCACCCCTGTCAGCTCAACATAAGGAGCTATAACGTGCTTGCAGTTGGGATGAGCTGGAATTTGATAATTCCACTTCGGATATCTAGGATCATTTCCAGACAGGCTAAAAATTTGCCCTTCTAACGGTTTACATATAGGACAATCTGTGCCGTGAGAAGACACTTGTACTAAATCGTGATCGTGCCTGCTACAAGCATCAACAGTTGCTGCAACTGATGCTTGTCTAGTAACGGTTCTTGCCACCATATTTGCATAACTCTCTAGATCCCATTTCCTTCCTGTTCTGTCTACAAACTCAAGATACCCAGCATCTTTAATCCTCTGCATAAGCTTTTTTTTCATCGTTTTCCAAGACGCACCAGTGGCCCATTTCTCTCCAGTTTCTATAAGCTGGGCTTCTCTCCAGAAATCCTGAGTCCTTCTCCCAACAACAACCTTTAGTTTGTCGATATTTTGAGTAAGATTCTCTGCTACTTTTTCTACAGCTCCATAATAAGTAACTCCAAAACCTTCAGGAATTCCACCTTCTGTAAGCATCTTTTCTACTTCTTCCATCTGCTTGCTATATTCCGGATAAAACTTTGTTTCGATTAATTCCTTAACTTTTTTGTCTATCTTCTTATTCATACTTCTAGCAACTGCTATCCAGTAATTGCGTTTAGCAGGATTGTTTGATTGTCTGATGTATTTTTGTAATTCTTTAAATGCGCTGATATAAATCTGTGCTATTGTCTCTTCAAGAGTCATTCTCCAAGATTACCCATAATATCTTGAACTTCTTGGCTACTCTCCTCTTGTATCTTTTTTAACTCTCTTCGCAAAGCTTCTTCGTCAAATTCAAAAAGTCTCCTAATTGCAGTCTCCCTTGATACTAAACCATTCTGATAAAGAAGGGTATATATCTGAGACATCTCCTTCTCATCCTGCGGAAGTCCATCGTTCCATCCGATATCTATCTCCACTTCCCTACCCTCTAACATCATTGCAATCTTAAGCGCCTTCTTAATCGCCAAATCTATACCCAACCTCATTCTGTTTACTTTAGCCAGTGGAACTTGCATCATCCTTTTCAACGCAGTTCCACTCTCTCCAAACCCGGCGCTAAAATCCCCAAAACAAGCAGGTGAGGTTTCAGATATTGCATAAAAGTGTTGCATCAGAACCTCTAATTCTTTAAACGCCGCAGAAAGTTGACCATCCCACACTATATAGCCCGGAGGGGATTCTCCGCTCTCGACTGGAAAGTATTTTCCACCACCTCTAAAAATATAGTTACCATATACGTCTTGCTCGATTGCGTATCGTGGACCATACATATTTGGATCGGCGTGCCTG